CTCTGGGCACGCAGAATTTCCTGGCGGTCTTTTTCCTTGATCTTGTAGCCCTCGCGGAAAAACGGCATCTCGGTTTCTAGCTTGCTCACGCCGATGCGGTCACGGAAAGTGGCCTTTGCATCAAAAGCAGAGGGTTTCAGAGAGATGGGCAGGCCCTTGTGGCCCTTAATCCATGCCAGGTCAAGACCAGCACGCTTTACAGAGGGGAACAGGCCGGTGCCCAGGTAAGGGATCGCGTTGGAAGCGGCTTCGGTATAGTTTGCCGCAATGATTTCAGGTGTAAAAAGTTCAGCAAGGTTCATGTTTTCACCTCCGTTATGCGTTCACGCCGGTATTGGTGCGCAGGATAATGGTATCCGGCAGGTCGGATTCTGCAGCAAGGTCGGTACCGCTGTGTGCCTTTGCCTTTACTGCATCAATCACGCCCGCAACCAGCAGGCTGCCGTTGGGGTTTTCATCCGGGTCAACGTCATACAGCACAACGCCAACGCGGCTGTCAACTGTCAGTTTTTCACCAGCCTTTTTAGCGGTGGTTGTGGTAAACGGGATTGCGGTAAAATCATTGCTGGCCAGAATCTCAACTGCACCGGCAACATCCGTTTTCTTGAATTTCATGCTTTCACTCCTTACTTGTAATAATCCATGACTTTTGCGGCCGCCTCATTGGCCTGTGCTTTTGCCTTGCCGCTGCGCTTGGCAAATGCCATGTATTCGCTTTCTTCTTCGGTGCTTGTACCAGCGCCGCTGGGTCTGGGGCTGTTGCGCATAAGGTCTGCTTTCAGCTTGTCTGCAAGCATCTGATTGGCCTTTGCAGCATTGGCAAACACCGTTTCCATGTCGCCATCAAAAAGGGCTTCTGCCGTACTTTTGGCAAGTTTTTCATCGTAACCAAGCGCAATATACTTGGCAACGTTTTTAGAAATGGTGTTTTCTTTCAGCAGTGCGTTATAATCGTTCTGCAACTTTTCCTGTGCGGCTTTGGCTTCTGCAGCAGCGGTTTCTTCGGCAGTCATTTTTTCTTTCAACTGCTTTTTGTAACTGCTGGCTTCGCTCATCACCTTGTCAAAATCTTCTTTTTTTACAAGGTTCTTTGTATCCACCGGGTCAGGCAGGTCAACGCCAAGCAGCGCCGTCACCTTGTCTGCATCGCTCATGTTTTCAAAACCGTCAATGGTGCTGGTGTCAAATTTCATTGGTGCCTCCGCGTTATTTTGTCGGCGTTCTCTCGCCCGTATTTGTGCGTTTTAGCGTCTTCTCTGACCTTTGCGTTTTAGCGTCTTCTCTGACGATCAAACAGGTGTCAGCCAACACCTGCATTTCCTGTGGGGTTTATCGGGGATATTATCAATCGGGTAAATCTCTCCGTTGCGTTCCCGGCAAACCTGGCATACTTTTTCATCCCCGGCAGTGTGCCACTGCACCTGTTCTACTCCGGCATCTGTAAATGCCTTGATTCTTGCAGAATCGGTCACGTCATCGGCGTATTGGTACGTCATATCGCTCCAATACCGCAATGCACGCCGGAATTCGTTCTTATGGTTTGTTCGGCTCAAAAGCCCCTCTTCCAGGTAGGCCCGCTTTCGGTCAATCTCGTGTTCGTACACATAGCCGGTAACGGCGCTGTATCCGGCAAGCAAGGCAAGCAGCCATGCCCTGTCTGGTTTTTCTTTGCCGTGAGCTTCGGCATCCTGGTAGCATTTTTTTGCCAGTTCTAAAAAGACTTCCTGATTGTCTTTGGCAATATCCTGGTATAGCTGCTTGCAGGCGGGCATAACGTTCAATTCATCAAACTGCGTTATCTGCCGGGATGCTTTTTCAAACCTGCGTATCGCCCTGCGGTTCAGCAGCCTGATTGCGCTGTCCGTTGGTTTCCAGTCCATTGTCAAGCTCCTCATTCAGGCTTTTTTCAAGCTCTGCCTGTTTTTCCTCGTAATATTTCATGCCCTCCTGCAAGGCCATTTCATTGTCACGGAACGGGCCAAGTTCGCGGTATACCGTTTCCGGCGCGATCTTTTCACAGCCCAGGCCCTGAATAAATACCTGCATCTTGCTCTGGATGTCAGTCAGGTTGTTGCGGGTAAACTGTGCGTACACATCCCCTACATTCAGGCCAAGATTATTTGTTGTGTTGCAAATTGTCAGGAACACACGCAAGAACTGCCGTTCACTGCGCCGGAACATGTCTTCACTGTCCTGGGCGCGGCTTTCTGCGTCTTTCCAGCCATCGCGCATAATGGTTGCTTGCCCGGTATCGCTGGTGGAAGAACCGCCGTTGCGGTTCGGCATGCCACAGATGGTCAAAATCTTATCATGCAAATCATCCACAGCGGTCTGCACAGTAGAACTGTTCATCTCGCTGCTGATGCGATAAATTTTTGCAGGCATCCCCTGCTGGGAATCTTTGATTTTGATAAACTTACCGCCGCTGGCAAGCTGGCTGTACTGGCCGTCTTCCAAATCAACGTTCTGGAATACGTCATACGCATTTACAAAATCCTGCACGTTATCCACGCGGTTGCTTTCCAGCGTGTTAATACCATTCAGAAGCGGCAACACTACTTCAAACGCGCCCATTCTGGCACTGTTGTTGGGGTATTCCACAATCGGCACACTGCCGTACAAATGCCCAGACTGCCGGGTGATTTTCCCGCTTTTGATTTCAAAATATTCGCTGTCAGTGTAAACACCGTAATACTTGGCATCGTTTTCATCGTACTGTGTCAGCACACCTGCCATTGGCTTTTTGGTATAGCCGCTGTAGTAGATGACGAACGCTTCACGCGGGTCAATGGTATAAATGCAGGCAGGGCTTCCCGCCTGTTCCGTGCCGGGGTCAGACAGAACCATCCGCACGCCAAGCCCCGCAATGTGCATCCAGTCAACAATTTCTTTGTCCTTGCTCTGTTTGTCCTCATCTGACATCCAGCGGTTCAAATCAACCAGTTTGCTGTTGTCCGTTTTGCTGCCTTTTGCACCGATATACTGCACAGGGCCGGAAAGTAGAAATGCTGTTTTGAACGTCACAATCTCATTTGCGATGTTCACCGTGATTTTGTTGTTGATTTCCTCACGGACGATTTTTTCTTTTTTTCGGATATCCTGCTTGCCCCGGTAAACATCCCACAAATACTGGATTTCTCCCCGGTTCCTGTCGTGGGTGGCAATGGCAGTATTCAGCACATTTACAACGTTATCCGCTGTAATTTTCTGCTCGTTTGTGGTAATGATCCGTCTGCCGTGCAAACCCTCATCCGGCAGGATGTCAACAAGATATCTTTCCAAGCTGTTCTCCTTTGCACAAAAACAAAAAGTGCCAGCCAAACCAATTAAGGTTCAGCTGGCACTTGGCACAGGGCACTTGGCACTTTATTTTTTCAGCGGCAAATGGATTTCAATGTTCCGCTTGCACGCTTTGCAATAGGGATAAATCGTTCCCTTTGCTGCTGTATCAACTTCCATCAGCTTCCGCTTGATTCCTGCCGCACCGCAGCACGGGCAGTAAACACTTACTCGCAATTTATCCCTTCTTTCAAAAATAACCCCGTTCCCGCCCTCCCGGTTTATGCTATGCCGGGCTCACCCGTTGCAAAGTAGCAGGCTTTGCAACGTAACAGGCGGCATCCAGTGCTATGCGCGTGATGGTACGCCTGTTTTTTATTTCCTCTATTTATATTCCGCGTAGGAAATCACAACGCGGCATCCAACCCGTTTTATATCCCGTCTGCTGGTTTACGGTTTCTGCTTTGATAAATGGTTTCCGGCAATGCGTAACTGCGTCAGTAACGGAGTCCGCACAAGCAGATGCCGGGCAGATATTCCCAGGCTCTCGAAGTCCCGTTGCGGTCTGCCGCCGCGCCGCGCTCCTGATCGGCTTGCCGCTTTGCTTACAGCGTTCAGGTTATCTATCGCGTTTTGCCTGCGCCGGGCTTTCACCGGTGGGAGCGATCCAGCAATAGCAGTCAGCAGGTCTCGAACCTGCAACGGCACCCACAGGCGCTGCTTTTCCAACGTTATTAAGCTATGACTGCGTATAAGCAAATTGCAGTCAAGTTAAAATTGCACGTTTCACTGTTGAATTTTTCCAACTTGCGCGAAACTTAAAACTAAACCGCAACTTATCGGCGTAAATGTCGGGAACATATCATCAGAAGCCCTGCATGGGTCACATCAAAGAGAGGTGTGCAGGGATTGCCTAACAGGGAACTTCAGCCCCGGCTGAATCTTTTACCTGTATCATCGGCCTTGGAGCTGCCAACTGGACTTGAACCAGTAGCCTGCCGCTTACAAGGCGGCTGCTCTACCATTGAGCTATAACAGCATGTGCGGCTTGCCGTTTCCACGACCATTGTCATCATTTGTGAGGTATACCGCGCACTCTCACACAGACTGGTCGCGACCCAGCCATCTGGAACGGGTGGAAGGTCTTGACCCCCCATCTTGCGTTTTGGAGACCGCAGTTCTGCATTGAACTACACCCGCATAAAGGCGCGGTAGTTGCGCGTGTTGCACTTTTTGTAGGCCAAAAGTAAATCTCATTTTAATTAACTGTGTCCAAATCGGTATCAATTAAAAATGAGATTCACTTTTTTAATAACTTGTGCAACAGAGGCTTGCCGCGACTGTTGGTACCGCACATAGGTCTTGCACCTTTGCTGCTCCGTTGCTTCGGAACGCAGCGCCCTTAAATATGGCTATACGGTATATATCACCTGCAAAGTGCTTGACAGCTTTGCAGGTGCAGCGGACAAGGTAAGCCCTGTCAGGCTCTATGTGGCTGATAACGGCCCACATAGAGCCGGTTGTGCGTCGCAGAGCGCACTCTGGTGCCGCCAGCAGGGGTTGAACCTGCAAGCACCCGGTTATGAGCCAGGAGTTTTACCATTAAACTATAGCGACACAATAGCTGGCATTTCAGCCAGCGGGAGAACCATATTTAGGGCGGCGCATATGCAGGACGCTGGTTCCGTACCCTAGGAGGTATGAACAAAATGTTCATAAGAAAAAGCTAAACTATAAAGCTTTTCCATTTACTATTATACCATAAAATTCATATTTTTCAAGCACATTAACGTTGTTTTTCACCAAATTCTTGTCCCAATTTCAACTTTGCCCGCATTTAGGCCTTGAGCGTATTGTGCAAGCATGGCAAACGCGTCCGGCACGTCATCATGTCTGTTTTTTCCTGCCATTGTGTACCCTGTTAAAAACGACAAAACACGCCTGTATTCCTTGTTATTCTTGATAACGGAATTATCTTTGAATAGGCAGTGTTCCATCACCCAGGGGGAATTTACAATGATTTTGGTTTCTTTGTTTGCGGTGGTGTACCTGGTTACAATCCTGGTTATTCCGCCGTGCACCTTTACTTCCTGCTGGCATTTTTCTGCCACTTTGCCGCCTGCGCTGTTGCTTTCAAACTGGGCCAGCTGAACCTTGTGTTTCACGAGAACCATCCAGAGCCGCG